CCTGGTTGTTCTTTGTTACATACGACCAAATAGACTGTTTAAAAAAGTTTATTCGACCACAGAGTGAAGATTAAGAAATCGATTCGCCTACAACAAGTAATACTCATCCGTTCGGTATTACGAATTTACGGTTTGTTGTAATTGAAAGGACTAATCCTGCTCACCCGGTGAGGTTGAAACTTCCGAAAGTTTAATCTTTAATCTAATTTGATGTTAACATAACAAATTGGTCACCACCTACCACTATCCCTCGAAAGGGATCTCCCAAGCCAAACCTTTATTTGAATAAGGTACATTCTTGTTTAATGTGCTTGGAAGTGGACCTGGTTCGTAAATCCAGTCCATACCCGTCTCCCAATTCCTGTCCAGATAATCGACAAGGAAATCTTCATGTGTCTCAGGCGGCATATCCTTATAGATCTGATATGCTTCTTCTGACAGTTGATAATTTCTCCGTACTTTTGAGAAGTTTTTCCCAATAGTAATATCGTAGATTAGATCTGATTCAGAGGTCAATTGAGATTGACGAATATTAAAGCAAGAAGTGAAGCTTTTGAGCTTCTGAAAGGGCAAGTCTTCCCTATTCATCTTCTGCCAAGACCATTCTTCAGCAAATTGCGGATCACCTCTAACGAGATTTAAGAGTGTGTCCCAAAGACGTTCATTATGTTTATAGTCTTTGTGAAGTCGCGAGTCGCAATGGAATTTTGAAAAAGATTCCTCAAAGAGGATAATTGGAGAGGAAACCTCTTTTCCATTTCTATCTTTAAACACCCCATAAAGTGGGTCTCTCAAATTCTTACATCCTTTTTCCAATTTCTCGGTTGAGGATTTAATAACGTTTTTTCCATATCTGAAAAAAACCTCCAGAATAAGAGAGTTGTAAAGATTTAAATCTTCTTGTTCCAAATCTCTGACTGTGCCATCTACCATAACCCTTTTCCAGGCATGATTTCCAAGGAATCGAAAGTCCTTATCGAAATCTCTGGTAAGCTGATGTAACAGCCACTCACGAGGCTCCATTAACTTTTTTGGTTTGAAAAATTCTTTAATTTCACTATTGTTAATGTTAGCTCTAATAATTCCTGCAACAACTAATTGTGCTTCTGAAATCTGTGATTTCTTCCATGGTTGTAGACCGAGTCCACCCAACCATTCTGGAATAAACTTTGGTATTTTATATAAGTTTATTGCGGCAAAGTTTTCCTGGAAGAAGACTTCTGAAGCTCTTGAATAGAGTTCAGGCGGGCATGTGTCCTTCAGGTCTTTATGAAGGGGCCCTATGCGGTTAGTTCCTTTTCCGCGAATACCATCTTTGGCTTGTCCATAAACAAGGCCCATATTAACATATTTAATAAGTTTATAACTAATTTTGTATAGTTGTTCTCTTGATGGATTCTCTAAAGCTTCAAATTCTTCACGCGTGAGTAACCTTTCGGAATATTCATACATTTCTGAATTCATTGTTACGAATTCTTTTGAACGAAATGTTTTGCCTACTGAAGATGAGAGGCCAAGGAACGACATTATCGATTCCCAAACTTCAAAGATTGGTAAGAAATCGGTTTCGTCGGCTGATTCTTGGGTTCTCCCAGTGAATGAGCAGTCATCGCCATTAATTAATAATGGACACTTAGTATGACCTTTCACATAGTGATCGACGATTTTATATGTCTTGTTGTCGGCAACTTCTTTAGCGAAGCGACAACCCGCAGCGTTTGCAAGACACAAGAAAGGGAAGGAGTCGATTGACCCCATTGATTGTCCTTCTTCTTGTTCTTTAAACCATTTCCTTGGGATACAACTTGGATCCAAGAATGTTGGCGATTGCGAACATTCAAGGCGATATTGTTTCAAATAAGTAGGATCTAAAAAAAGATGTCCTGTTAGAGACTTCTTCATTAAGATCGCAATCTTATCAATTAGGGAGGGACATAGTTTTCCTTGTCCAATCAAAACTTCTTTGATTGCTTGAACAAGAGTCTCCGATACCCATGAATGAAGATTATCAGTGGAGGCAACGTAGTCTCCGGAAATCAATTCTTCATGGTCCTGAAGTTTCCCTAACTGTTCTAAAACAATTTCTTCGGAAATTGGTTCGCCTATGAGACGAAAGGTTGAAATGTTTTTAAGATTCCTCCATAGCCATTTTTGGATGGGTTTTAAAACCGAATATGTAAGGCTAGGACCTGCGGCGATAACACGGACTTTAACAGGTTCTGGTAATCCTATGAAGAGGGCACGAGGCTCCTCTTTCAACGCTTCCTCGAGCAAGGTAGGCCAAATTTTTGTTCTCCAATGCTCGGATATCTTTGAATCATCAAAGTGAAGACCAATAGTCTCTTTGACTTCGGGACCGTTCTCAAGAGTCTCCTTATCAATAAGTTCTTGTTCTTCAACACCCAATTGCCCATATTCGTTGGAAAATCTTTCGATTAACCGTACAGGTCCAATTGTTTTATCGATCAGAACTTCGGGTACTTCTGTAAAAGCGTCTAATGTTGTCTCAACAACAGAAGCAACAGCTCCTAGGTTTTTCCTACCGAAATTATACTGCGCAGATGTAGAGGGAAAAAACGGTTTAGTTAACTCGTCCAAAAGTAATTCGGACCATTTAATTTCAAAAACTGTTCTTCTTAACTCGTTTTCCATAACACCGCGGTTGATCGGGTGATGCCAAACTCCATTAAAGAGGTTAAAGTCGTCCTTCTGAGTAGGAGGAGTCGTAAGGTGCTTGAAAGTTTTCATTTCTGCCTCTGCAACCATTCCATCTGGAACGGGAGGAGCACCCTTCTTTGATTGAGCGACACTTTGTGCAAAACTCACGATTCTATCTCTATTTTTAAATATGATCTTAAGGAATCGTTTCGCTCTTCCGAAGAAGAGAAACCCGGGATTTGCTAGATCTGGGAATTTCTCAATATTCTTTGGAGCTGGTGGTAGTTCTTGTCTTCGTACAAAACTAAAGAAAGCATTAATTTTATATTTATAAAGATCTTTCCAAGAACCCAAACCGTTGAGTTTCACGAATTCGAGATATCTATCTCGTAACCTGGATTTGTCAAAAAGAGTTGTCTTTTTT